GTTTTTAATTCAGTTATTTTATCTTCTTCACTGGTGTTATCAGGATCTTTGAGTTTAGGAGCTCCTACTAGTTGTACAGCTGTCCACATTCTAGCGAATGGAGTTCTTGAAGATAAATCAGCTTGACCATCAAAATCATTTTTGAGATTAAATGAACCATCTTTTTGTAATTCTTCAAGTGGTAGTGTTTCGGAAAGAAGTTTTTGTCTAGACCTTAATTTATTCTTAACAACAAGTGGAATATCAGAACCAAAATATCTATCATTTATCATTTTTTAAAACCCTTTAGCATTTTCTATTGATATAGGTATCCTCAAAGATGTTCCTGCTGGTATATTCATTGTTTGTAAATCATTAACTCTAGCTATAAACCACCATAAAGTTGAGTCTCCATAAAATTGATTAGCTAAATTATCACATCTATCACCTTCTTGTGCAATAAAGTATTCATCAGTATCTTTTTTAGGAACTTCTTTATAAATTGTAGTATCAAAACTTTTTTTATTTTTTTTATAATTAGATAGTTCTGTATTTTTATATCTTTGCATTATTTATTCTCCTATTGCACCATATCCATAAAAAGATGTTTCCATATTTGGTGGTTCTCCGTGTATGACTTGGTATGTTATAGTAGCCATAACAAATTTAGGAACTCTAGTGTTTTCTTCTGTTTCCCAAGTTGATTCTTCAGGTACTACATAGTTTAAACTTCTAATAAACCCTAACAGTTCATTATCCCGTTTACCAAATAAATCACCCATTCTAAATTTCGTTAATGGTGGTTTCATTCTTGATTTAGAAACTTGATCCTCACCAGTTGACAAGTTTGCGGATAATAAATCATCCTTCGCATATTGAGGATAACACAATGATGTTAATTTATTCATTTTTTCATAAATTTTAACTAATTCATCTTTAGATTGTGCCATTAATTTTAATGTAAAGCTTATATCTCTTGTAGCTCTTTCATAAGTATAAACGGGTTCACTTCTTCCCATATAATTTGTCTCAGCCCAAGATGGTGCAATATTTTCTGTTATTCCTTCTAAATAAGCCCTAAAAATAATATATTTATCATCTCTCAAATCTTTAAAGTAAAATGGCATTCCATTTTCCTTTTTACTTATTAATGGGAGTATTTTAGTTGCAACTTCTTTATTGTCAAAGTCGTTTAATTTTTTTGCAGATAATATAGGTGCTAAAGTCATTTTATCACCAGAACCTTTATAAGTTTGTGATGTTACACCACTACTTAAAAAGTTTTGTGCACTTGCCAAAAGCTTTTGGAAGCCAGTTTTGTTACTATCTTTAACTCCACCTGTAAAAGTTTCATTTAATTTATGGCTAACGGTGTTTTTAGCTTCACCATAATCTTTACCAACAGTAAATCCAGATTTCATTGAAACGATTGGTTGAGCTTGTCCAATAAGTCTAGCTGCAGGTGATACTCCTAATAATGTTGCTAATGGATTATACCCATTGTTAAATCTCTGTGGAACTTTTTTTAATGTATCACCTATTCTTATAACATTTCGAGGAATAACTAAGTGAAGATTAGTTGATAATGAAGACGCTATACCAGCTGGTGATCCTAAATATTTACCTATTCTTTCTGTATCAGTTATAGCTCTAAAAAATGGGAAATTACGAGTTCCCTTGTTAGTATCTCTACCACCTTGACTATCCGTAGTTAATATATTACTAATAATATATGGTTCATTACCTCTTGATAAAGTATTATTTGGAGGTGTATATCCAGGAGCATCCCCCATCCCAAAGGTTGATGCTATGTTTGGATTTCCATAACTAAATGGTTGAAATGGATTAATACTTCTTTCACCATCAAGATCAAAATTGATAGGTTTTTTTGTGTGGTCTTTTGTATATAATGTAGACCAAGTTGTATTCTCACCAAGTCGTAAACCTAAGTCACTACCTTTTTGAAAATATTCACCTGGACCCTGACCAGTGTTCTTAGTTATTACAGGAGTGTAAGTACCAACACCTTCAGCAAATATACTTTTTAAATTTTCTAAACCCAATTCATTTCTCCATTATCATTTAACCGTTCGTATTGTATTATCAAATCCACGAACAATTGTACTTGCAAGATTACCACCAAAACCTAAATAAGATTTCATATCTTTTCTAAGGTTAACCATTTCCTCTTTCATCTCTCTATTTTGTTTTTCTAAATTCACATTACTTGTTCCACCACCTCCTCTGACAGCATTTAATGATGTTGCTAACATAGCTGTATCTTCTTTATTCAATACTGTTTCACCTTTGTGTAGTGCTTGAACAGTATCACCTGTAATACCACCTACTTTTGTACCAGTTTCCAATCCACCTATCATTGAATCCATAAGAGAGTTCATACCATAAATAGCACCAAAAGCTAATGGTATCCCAACCCCAAATGGTATTTGTGCAAAAGATGCAAAAATACTACCAATTGCACTTAGAATCATTGAAGTTGCCATAACTCCAAGTACAGTAACGATTCCTGCCAATGTACCTGACATATTACTCATTACACCTTCACCTTCTCCCATTGAAACTAAAAAGTTAACACCTTGTTCAGCCATTGACATCATTGGTTCTACTAACTTTGCAAATAATTCTTCTAATTTTGGTCCGTATGTTTCAACTAAGTCTAACGCAAACTTCTTTATATTGGATATTGTTTCAGCTATTTTTGACATTGCTTTTTCTGGAAGTATATTTGAAGCATCTGCTTTAGCTATTTCTCCAGCTAAAGTCGCAGCTTCTTTTTCTTTATTAACAATTTTTGATAATTGTGTAAGTTCCACACCCAAAGCACCTGCAAGTGCTGTTCTTTGAAAAACATTCATTTTATTAAACTCTGCAGCACTTCCAGCTTGTTTAGATATTTCTACTGCATATCCTTCCATATCACCAGCCATAGCTAATTCTCTAGCTTTTTGCATGTTGATTGTCCTACCTAACATAACAGAAGCTGATATTTCAGATTTTAAAGACGATTGGAAATCTAAACTCTTTTCAGCTGAAGCAGCTACTGAATTTAAATCTATTCCAAGTTTTCTAGCTTGGATTGCAGCTTTCATTAAACCTTCAGCACCACCACTTGAGAATTTAGCAAAAGTTTCAGCAGAACCTGCTATATCTTTTAAAACTTGATCAGGTGCAACATTATTTGATTTTGCAAGAGCAACAGTTTGTTTGGCCATATTCATAGCTGAATCTGCTGACAACCCTTGAGTCGCTGTTAACATTCCTATTAAATTTGCAGCTTCTCCTGTTGCCATTCCAGTTGATTTTGCTAAATTACCAACTTCATCAGCCATTCCCATAGCTTGTTCAAAACCTATTCCAAATTCATTTGATAATATAGAAATTACATCTAATGCCTCACCAGCTTCTAACCCCATGTCAGTAAATTCTTTTCTAGCTGCACCTAACTCTTTTCTAAAATCAGTTGCACCTACAGCTCCAAACTTAGCACCTATTTCATCAGTTGCAGCAGAAAGAGCTGCTAATAAACCTGTAACGATTGTAAGTGGATTTGTTAAAAAATTCTTTATTGTTGAACCCATACCACCAAGAACATCATCCATAGCAGATGCAGCGTTTTTACCAAGTTCTTGAGCTTTATTAGATTTCTCTTGAGCTTTTAGATACGCGTACATCTCTTCAGTCATCTCACCACCCATATCAACCATAGCATCTTGAATCCCAGCTGAGTCCATTTGTCCTGAAGCAATTTGACTAACAATTTTAGCTTGAGATTTAAATTGGTCTACTGACATCTCACCACTTTTTAAAGAAGCTTTTAGAGAGTCAAGCATACCTTTACCTAACTCACCTTGTTTTGATTTTTCAGCGTTTCCAGCTTGAGTTTGTTTGGTTAATTCTGCTTCCAAATCTGCAGCGTCACCTCTGAGGACCTTTCCTATTTGTAAATTTTTTATATTTTCTTGTTGTAAGGCAGTTAATTTACCACCTAGATTAACAAACTCTTCTGCATCATCTAATAAACTTTTATTAATATCTTGTTCTTCTTTTAATAATTCAAGTTTTTTTTGTTGTGCTTTTGTTAAGTTTTTAGCCATAATTCTACTTTATAAAATCCGATGATTTAAATTTTGGCATGTCAGGATAGTCATCACCTAGTTGTTTTTTTAGTAATTTTTCAAATTTAGATATATCTTTATTTAAACCAGAAACAGTAAGTGCTAGTTTTATAGTCTTTAATATTCCTAATTTCTTTTTACTACTAACTTTTGGTCTATTTTTAAGAAATGTGGATAGTTTATCAAAAAATCCCTCTTTTATTAGATTTTTATTATTCATATATGATTTTTTCTTTGACATTAATACCCTCCTAATTAGATAGTTGTATTCATATATAAATATCAGATATGTAGAAAATTACCTTTTAAATCTTGGATTTGTTAGTTTTGCTTTTTGATTAGCTTTTTTTATTTGTTCACTTTCAGCTTTTTTAGACTTAACCAATTCATTATAATAGAAACTTCTCAAATATGTAGGCATATTATAAACATCAGAGTGATTAAAACCACCACCACCATGATATATTAGTTGAAATATTTGTTCGTGAATTTCTTTTCTATTTTCCTGCCTCAGGCCAAAAAAACCCAACTGTCATTGGTATAGTTACCTTGACAGTTTCACCTCCAATTTCTATTTCTTGTGATAAGTCAATATCAGGTGAAACTTTTTTGATTTCTTTTCTTAAAGCCATTGAATCTCTAGCTAACATATTTATTGCAGAATCATTAATAACAGCTTGTGTATTATCACCATCTACTTCTTTGATTAAATATCTTAATCGTGTTGTTAATTCAGGTGATACTCCTATTCCTGTTTTAGTTGAAGCCTTTAAATCTTCAGAAATTAATCTCTCGTCTTTACCTGTAAGTATCTTAAATTTAATTTTCTTCTTAGATATAGGTAATTCACATTCAAATAAATTTTCAGTTATAGTTTTATCTATTTCTTTAAATGGACAATCTGCTAGATTGAAAGTTTGTTCTTTTTTCTCACCTGTAGTTGGATGTGATACTTCACAGGTATATTCAGGTCCATAAGCTAATATTCTAGCTGCAACCATTACAGCGTTTTTGTCACCTAAAACCAAATCATCGGTTTTTACACCGTTTGTAAGTATTAAAGAATCTAACAATCTATCTATAACCAACCCTTTTTTTATTAAATTGGCTGATGTAAGAATATCTTCTTCTCTTGCAGTCATATATTTGATTTCAATTTTACCATCTGCTAATGGGGAATCTTTTGAATATAATTTACCTTTACTTGGTAAATCTACTATTTCACTTGGAAATTTATTATCTGACATATGTAACCTCCGATTATTTTGATTCAGAAACAGACGCTTGTCTATAACCTGTAACTAATTTTTTAATTTCACCGATAGCTTTTCTTGCTCTACCACCAGCTGCTTTTGTACCTTTTTCTGAAAATACTGAATGATTTTCTTCAAATTGTTCAAATAGTTCTTTTATTTCGTTGTATAAATTGCTTGTTGACATTTTTATTTCTCCTGTAACTTTGGGTTAAACTTCTATTGCTCGTCTAAACCAACCTAACCAAAATTTCTCTTGATTTGGTTTGTCTATAACTATGTTAGCAAATCGTAACACACGATATGCTCTTACTACATCTACACTCAACTTCTGTATAGAATTTATTGTAGCTGGCCCTATTCCACCATCTACATCAATTTTATTTCTACTCTTAGAATTAGCAGCCTGCTGTAACACCTTTACAGCACCACTTCTACCGAAATTAACACACATATCAAAGTATATATGTTTTAATTGTGGAGGTACTTCATCACACTTACCTCTTCTCCAGTAATCTGTATGATATATCTTTTTGGCTTGTTCTTTTGTAAGATTTTTTATATCGACAGTAGGATACCATCGTTTAGCAATACCATATTTGGTTTCACCACCAGCATCATCTGGGTCGTTTACATAACCACCTTCGTGGTCTAAAACTATATCTATTATTTCTTCGAATGTTGTTTTCATACTAATCCTATAACTAATTCATATATAAATATATATAAAATAAAAAAACCCTCAATATTTCTTCATATTAGGGGTTTTTTATTATATTTTATGTTATTTTGTTTATTAGAATTTAAGAACAGCGTAATCATATTTTAATGTCAATTGAATTTCTGTCGGATCACTTGATGCGAAATCTAAGTCACCAAAGTTAGCAGATTGAATATAAGTACCTACTAATTCCCATTCTTCAACTATGTCACCTACAGGACCTACTAAGTTGAATGTTATATTTTTCTTGTAAAAATCTGAATATCCGTCTCTACCAGTTACTGATTCGTGAGATAATCTTACCCACTCCATAACTTGTTGAGCAGCTGAGGGAACAACTGGATCATAAAGTGTAATATCAATTGGTTGCCATCTTGACTTACCCTTAACATATCTTGTTACATTCATATGTTCTAATACTACTTCATCAGATTCTATAGATGGTCTGTTCATTGTCTTAATTAAGTAAGCATCTATACCATCGATATTCATAATATATCTATTTTTTAGTTTAGGCTCCCAACTTCTAAACATAATATCATTTGGTTGTATTAATTCACCTGCTGCCATTTAATTTCTCCTAATATGTAAAAATTTGTTACATTTAATTCTTCATATATAAATATCTAAATTTATAAAAAAAAGGGACTTATATTTAAATAAATCCCTTTTCTTCAGTTATTTTAACTAACTATTACTCTGGAAAAGAAGCACCAGTTGGTTGTATTGTAAAGTCTAATACAATAAACTCAGCAGTTCTTGTTGGTTGTAAGAATAATTGTCCGACTAAATAGTTTCTATCTATTGTGTCAGGTGTATTATTCGTTCCATCCATTACAACTCGGAATGCACTTAAACCACTTTGTGATTGTACATTATCTAAGAATGGATTTACAATATTCAAGAATCTTTGTCTTGTAGCCTGTGTATTGTGTTCGAATACAAGGAATCTTGAAGAACTTGCAATAAACTTCTTAACTCTGATAAGTAATCGTCTTACATTGATTCTGTCTAAAGCACTTGACTTTTTCTGTAATGTCTTTTGTCCAAACACCGTTACCCCTTGTCCAGGGAATGTTGCAATTGGATTAACATTAGAATCATATAGAGTATCTCTATCAGCTTGTGTTAGTTTTCTTTCAGCTTGGATAGCTACATCAATACCACCACGATTCAATCCAGCAGGAGCGAACCACGGGTGAGCTACTTTATCATTAAATGCATAAATACCACCTAATACTGTTGATGGTGGCACCCATCTTTGTACTCCCAATAGATTATCAGGTACTTTAACCCAAGGCCAATACATAGCTGCGAAGTTTGAATCTCTAGCTTCAGCTCTTGTAGTAGCATCTGCTACATTTTTATCATACACAACTGGATCAATGATTGCAAAACAATCAGCTCTACTCTCACAAACATCTATGATTTTTGCAGATACAGTAGTGTGTACACTATCAATGATACCAGGTGCTAATATTAAATTAATATCATATTCATCTTGATTTGATAATAAATCTAAAGCCTGTTCATAAGCAGTTAAACCTTCAGCAGTTTGTTGAGGATTTAATCCTTGTGATTGTGTACTAATGTCTTCATAGAAATTAACTGCTTCAGTTGAAGTTCCATTATTGTTACCCAAAGCATCAAATCCAGTAAATCCATCTGTACCACCTAAGAATCCACCATTACCTGAACCACTACCTTCGGCTGGTAAAGAAGCAGATAATGAATCAAGTCTAATGTTACCATTTTCATCAATATAGTCGATTGTAGTTTCAATTGATTCAACAGTTACAAATTTAGATTTATTTGGATATGAACCACTTAATTGTAAGAATGGTTTACCATTTTCATCAGTTTTAACACCATATCTTTGGTCACCTATTGCTTTTGCAATAAAGTTTGGTGAATTTGGATCAAGACTTACACCATTATATGTTTCTATTGTTTGCTTTCTCTTACTTGAATCATCACCTCTCCTAATTAGAAGACTAAATGTTCCTTTTGATTTATTTAAACCTGTAACTTCATATCTGATATTATGTTTTGAACCACTAACAAGAACACTATTTGTTGTAACAGTCTCGTCAGCATTATTCACTATTGTTCCATCAGCTAATGTTTTTAATACAAATGATATTCCACCACCTGTAGTAGTTGATGTTCCACCTGCGAGTGCAAAGGGTACAACTGTGTGAAGAGTTCTAGCATTTTGTACAGCTCTTGCAAAAAATGTAGTAGTAGAGACTGTAGAACCACCTGAACCAGTTGAAATAGTTAAATTACCACCTGATCCTCCAGCTGAAGATGATATTTCAACTATGTTACCTTGAGCACTAGCTGAAATTGATAATCCATGTATTGATGAACTTCCAAGAGCATGTGCGAAGTTTATAGCACTTTGAGTTTGTTGAGAATCAGCACCATCAATTATATCATAAATTCCTATACCACCAAATGGTACAAATACTTGTGTAGCTGAATTTGTAAGTCCAAGAGAACTTGATACAAATGTAAAATCTACACCACCAACAGTTATTTCATCAGCAACTCCAGAAGGACTTACTGAACCTGAAGGTACATGTGTAAATGAAATTGATGCTGTTGCTACACCATTTCCAGTTGTTGTTGAAGAAGCAGTAATAGAAGTTGTAGCTGGAGTAAAATCTCCATCCATAATTCTAACTACTGTTAGTGAATCTGAATTTTTTAAATATGATTCAGCTGCATGTGATGTAAGAAATTGGTATGAATTTGAACCACTCTTGAATACATCTCCAAACTTGTTTTGAAAGTCTGAGTATGATGTTACAATAGTAGGTATTCCTGCAGGACCTTTTAAAGTTGGTCCAATTAATGCAGCTCCAATATCGGCCACAGCAGCCGGTAAAAACGACTGGTCTATCTCATTCGTAAATACACCGGGACTTATAATTTTTTCGGCCATTGAATTTCTCCTAAGTTAACTTATTTTTTTGAGGTAAATATACTATTTTGCGCATTAGTATTATTCATATATAAATATATGATTAATACCTCAAACGATAGTTTATTTTTATTTATTTAGATTTATTTGGGGTAAAAATATTAGTTTTAGGATCTAAAGTTCCTTCACCATATTTTTTTGTGATACCATCAAGAAATTTTTTTTCTTTTTCTTGTGTTTTTTTTAAAAATTCTTCCAAATCAACCTCTTGGTCATCTAATCTGATTTGAGCTAATTTTAATTGTCCAAAATTATTTTGAATACTTATATAATTATTTTGTATATCTTCAATCTGTTTCAATTCTTCTTTAATAAATTTTATTTCTTCCGCCATTATGTAACCTCTATTTTGTTATTATAGTTAATGTTATATATAAATATATATAAAAATTAAAAACGAGTAATTTATTTTTTTACTTGTTTACTTGTAGCATTACCTTCAAAACCAAATACAATTTTTGATGGTGTAAGTTCTTTTTTCATATTTGATACTTTATTTGTAACTACTGAATTTATATATTCTGGTAGTAAATAAGCTTTTGAAGTAACACTAAATGTTGATTTAATGAATCTCTCACCATCTTGATTCATTTCTGAAGCATCTGATATAGAGTCAATATTACATAAAAATTTATTTTCAGTTCCATCACCCCAATATGTATGTGATTGGTCAACAAATGATTCAACCAATGGATTCATTTGTTCTATAAAGTTTGTCCACAATACAAATTCATATGTTATGTCTGAATAGTTTGGCATTCCAGTAACTATATTTTCATAAGCAGGTTGAACTCCTTGTTGAACTGAAAATCTATCGTATTGATTGTCTTTACTCCAACCAGCATTTCTAACTACATTAATATATTTACTTTTAACATCATGTGAAAAAGCTTGTCCCGATAAGTCATTTCTTGAAAGTTCTGTTCTTCTTAACATTATCAATGGAAGTATTAATGCATTGTTTTTATCTCTCAATACTCCTCTTTTTCTAGCAGATTTCCATCTTTCCTCATTACCATAATAAACAGGTATCTTAAATGTTTCGTTAGCTTCCCTAACTATTGGTTTCATTACATTTTTTACATGACTTAAAACAGCAGTATCAACATCTTTAAGTGTTATTGCATAATTATCTGAAAAGTTACTACCAGGTATAATAGTAGTTTCACGATTACCCCTAATAGTAGTTCCCCTTGTAGAAACTTGGTTAGCTCTATTAACACTACCTTTACTAACAACTTGTTTATTTGTAATCTTATTAACGGCCATTTCGTTTTCTCAATGCTTTTAGTTTGTCTTTTTTGGTTTTAACCTTACCTTTAAATTCTTGTGATTTGATACTACTCATATCAGCTTTTCCTATTGCTATCTCTCTTTTTATATCAATTTCAACAGCTTTTGTACCGGTTTGACTTACACCTGGTAAATTATCCAACTTATTCATCATTTTACCCATTAATTCTTCCATTTGTAAGTTACCATTAGGTTCAGGTGTATAAGTATGTTTTCTTTCACCATATATATCTCCATCATCACTATCATTGTGATTTACCTCAACTTGGGGTTTAGGTACATCTTTAAAGTTAGGATTTTGAGTATCATACTTTGTAATTTTTTTTCCTGTTATTCTTTGAACAGCCATTATCTTGGTCTTTCTTCAATCTGTAATGATGATAACCTTGAACGATGTGCAGTAGCTACAATATTATGTTTATAATTTGGATGTCCTGCAAATAATTTAGGTTCTGTTGTTCCATTTATTTCCCAATAGTAATCATTCCAATCTACAATATCACCAGCTTCAGGATAAAAGTTAAGAGAACCACTAGCTAAATTTTCTCTTTGAAAGAACATCTCTATACTTGAATTAGTATCAGAACCAAACTCGTCTTGTGTTACTTCTGGTTCATTATAGTTTATTAAACAATTAACTCTAAATCCAACATCATAATACTTTGTTGTTGATTCACCGTAAACATTTTCATCTGTTCTTTCAATATTAACTTTATAAATATCAACAGATTGGCCAATTATCTCATCAATCAATTCCTCATTCATTGAATTGATTAAATCAAACTCTTTTTGTGGTATAAAAAATGGTTTAGCCATATTATTATCCTATGTATATTTTAAGTGGAGCTTTATTTAACACTTGTTGTTGAGATTCAGCCTGTTCTTGTTCTTGTCTTGACC